ATAATACACTCATCAGATAAATCTAAATGCTTTTGCCTTTCTTCTTTTGGCAGAAGAATATATTCAGATAAAACTATCATTATTAATTTCCTTTTAGGTAAACATATTATTATTTATATTTATATGTGTTTACCTAAAAGGGTTACCTATTTCACCACACCCGCATCAACAACTTATGTAACTATTATAACGCAGTTGGGGGTGCGTGTCAATACCCCCCAACTGCATTTTTATGCTGCTAATACTTCCTTCAAACGATCTGCGGCATAGCTTGCAGCAAACGCACGTGGTTTAACCATTGGAATAACGTTACATACTCCACGAATGTAGCCAACCGCTTGCTGTACTACACAGCTTGACCCGTGCATCTCATCTGGGTTGATATCCAAATGTACTTCGACCTCACGATCTTCCAATACTTCGTGCAACTTCAAGTACAGTTCACTAATTTTGTAAACTTCGTTCATCAACCGCATGGCAGGGCGACTACGCTTTTGATCATAGTCAACTTCAACACTGCTTTCGCCAAAAATCTTACAGCCATGATTGCCGTCGATGTGTACAACCACAGCTAGTGTATATTCAGCATGCCAGATGTTATTTTTACGAAAACGTCTACTGTCTCCGCCAATGTAGATTTTAGTTTCTGCGCTTTGTGCTTGGATGAAGTCACGCACTTCGTTGATGTCTAATTGTTTCATTTGTTAACCTTTCTTTTTGTTTGAACTTAAAAATATTTAAGTATTTCCACAACCATTACGTAGATAAAGCTGGTGATTCCTGTGATTGCTAATCCTAAGACAAACAAGGTTGCAAAAAAATCAAATGCAGTAAAATTTTTCTTCATTGATCTTGCTCCCTTAACTTACGCCTAGCATCAGCTAGTATAAACACCTTTTCGTTATCATTGTTCCAATCTTCTGAAACAATGATGCCATTGATAGTATGTGGTTCTTTTGGGTCATATGTCATACCCAACTGCTCCAGCAACATGCGTTTGACCATAAGGTTTGGAGACCTAAACGATTCTGTATCTTGGAACCCCAACATAACCCCAACTTCTGCCACAGCACCACTACGACATATACCAGCATGACAGTGAACTATAACGTTCATGTGATTTGCCAATGCTTGTTGCAGTGCTAGTGCTATACCTTTAGCATCCGTGTTGGTTATGGCATCCTTGTACTTGATATCAAACTCGGTCGCCAGCGGATTTACATACATTGGATCTTCGACGTCTAGAAACCTAAACTGATGCACTTGTTTAAATTTATATTTTGGTGAAGGAAACTCAACGCCAGGATCAACTATTTGGATCAGCATGCTGTTACTGCCAGCATCGTAATGATGCCCGTTTTTTACATCAGCAAGTGATATATTTTGTATCCATGGTTTCATAATATTGTCCTTTTGTTATGTTTCCGCAGGGGAAAATAGGTTAGGAAAACTCAGCATTATCATTGTGATAATAGCAGGGTCTTTGAACGCAATATAGTATTTTTTTGATTTATATACATCAGCGAAACCCGAAATCCAGTCAACCTCTTTGAGCTTTGATCCATATCTCGTTTTCATCCAGGTCTCCACTGTATTGATAGATTCCCAATCAAACTGGTATTCTACAATGGCATACTGCATGCCATACTTGCGGCGATACCTAAACCTACTGTCTAACTTGATGATCTTCATGACCAATAACCTTTCTTGTGATATTTTGGGTTTGACTGCATGTATTTCCATTGTCCGCCCATGGCCACAGCACAACTAAATTGACTACCCTTACTAAAAATTAACCCGTTCAGCTTGAATGGTTTAATTACTCTATCACCATTGCTCCAGCCACGTTGGATGCGTATAAATCCTTCTTCGCCTAACTGCTCTCGTAGTTTTGTGAACTCTGGGTGATCTTGTGAACTAGAGATTCTACAATTACCCTCACCTTTGAGAATTTTTACTAATTCTTCTTTGGTAGGCTTTCTACCATTTTGAGTGTAAGTGTTCCACTCTCTGTAAACTTGTACATCGGTGAAATACTCAGGATCTATAGTAAATTCTTTCATGCGAATACCAATGCAAACAACACAGCATCTCGGTGATTTTCAAACTCAACTACCATGCGATTCTGCATCCACCGACCCTGGCAATTTTCTCTGCACCAAAACTCTCGGTCAACATAATGTGTTCCGCTACGTGCTTCTACCTTAATCCAAGTGTCTCTATCTGGAATATCAATGATCATCGCACAATCTCACTGGACAACTTTTGAAAGAAAAATTGTTTGAGTTCTTTTTTGGTCAACTCCTTGTCCTCAGCATTTTTGTACACGTTTTTCCACCACCATACTCTCCCGTCACTTTCGTCTTCATATATTATGGTGTGTGCTGCATTTTTTCTACATATGACATCAAGCGTTCACTAGTGAACGCTGAATACCGTTTTAGTAGTTTGTCACCAGAACGTAGCATCCAGCCATCAGGATAACCATAATCGCAGTATATCATCTACGTCCTCGCCATTTCTTATCCCCACGACGTTTAGTCCATGCATAGTCATCGCCGTTGGGTAATTTGTCATTGTGAACAACACATGCACCCATTGCACCTACATAAACTACATCACCGTTGATTATATCAACGGTGATGTTTGCTGCATCTTTTAAGTGTTTAGACAATTCCATAGCAGCCCACATTGTGTCGCATTCTCGTTCATGTAATTCGCTGTCATAGTCATACCATGTGACTAGTATCTTTTGATTTGTATTTTCCATACTCAGCAGTATACAGATGTTTGGGGGCGTTGTCAAGTAGTAGTTGTGGTGCCCAGAGTGGGAGTCGAACCCACAGAATGTTAATTCATATAAATATGTTATCAAAACAATATATTAAAATTTATATGTCTCTTTGTCTAAATTGCTGTGTAAATGAAACAAAATCAAAATTTTGTTCTAGCTCCTGCTCTGCAAAATACAACAATAGGTTAAGGGTTCGGTCGAAAGAAACAAATCAAAAAATATCTTATTCTTTGAAGGGAAGGCCCAATATCTCAAACCCAAAAGGAAACCAAAAACTCTGCAGAATTGCGTGGTGCCAAATTTGTAATTCTTTAATTAAAAATAAAAGAACAAAAACCTGTTCTGAAGATTGCACTTCAAAACTTCAATCTCTCAAAGCAAAAGAAAGATTGAGAAAAGGAAGATGGAACACTAATGCTCAATGGTATGAATCTCCGTATGCAGGTAGAGTTTTTCTAGAGTCCTCATGGGAGGTAATCGTTGCATTAGAATTAGATAAAAATAATATTAAGTGGATTCGTCCCAAATTTATAAATTATACTCTAAATAACACACGAAAAAGCTATTATCCCGACTTCTATTTAATTGATTATGATGTTTACCTTGATCCAAAAAAATAGCTATCAACAGAAACTAGATAAACCTAAGTTGGACGCAGTCATTAAAGAACACAAAATAAAATTATTAATACTTGACAAAAATCAACTAACTTGGGATTACTTAAAATCTATGGTAGGGATGGTCGGACTCGAACCGACAAGCCAAAGCATCGAGTTTACCAAATTTCTCCACATCCCCATATTTAATGGTGGTGATAAGTGGAGTCGAACCACTGACCTTGTGCGTATGAAACACCTGCTCTAGACCAACTGAGCTATATCACCAAAGAAAATTGGAGGATGGGGTCGGATTCGAACCGACGAAATCAACCGCTTTGCAGGCGGAGCCATTAAGCCTCTCTGGTACCCATCCAAGAAAACAGCAACAAAAAAGCAAGTAATTGACAGGACAATTAACAATAGTCAACGGTTGTTTGACTATGACAATTGACAATTTGCAAAGCACAGAGGCCGGTATATTTCCAGTTAGCAAATTACAAATTCAATATAGTTTCTGGATCACACCAGCACGGAGACGTTTCAAGCGTCTTTGCCAGTAATTTGTTGTCATCGCTAAACGACGACATGGTCAATCCTAGTCTCTTTCTTGCT